TCTAATTTTATATCATCACTGCTTTCCAAATTAAATGCAAAGTTTGACCTTTTAAATTTTATGTGTAAATCATTATTTACTTGTTCAAAAATATAATCTCTTTCAAGAATATACTGACCATTTATAAATATATCAAACCTAGCGTGTTCTTTACGAAGTGGCCTTAAATATGAATTTAAATCTTTCATTTTGGCATTTTCAAGTTTCCAAATCCAATAATATGGATGATTCATGTCATGTGCTACCAATTGAAATTCATTTGGTTCATGTACTTGTTTCAATATTTTTCGTAAATCTTTAATAGCCATTATAATTCAATAAATTTACCAGTTATACCAAACTCATCGGTTGATTCAAGTATATAACCTAAATCACTTGTGGTTGTTACTAAATCATCAGGATAAGAACCACCTGCCGAAAGAGAACCTGTTGAAAAATTAAAATAAATTTCATTTTCTAACATAGAACCAGTATATGAATACTTTGTATGTGGTATAAATACACCATTTACATATACCCTAAACCAATCGTTTTCGTTAAAAACATCAACCAATTCTGGTGGTAACTTAGGTAACTCTACATTTTCAAGTTTTACTGTATCTGCATCTACAAAGGTTGCTTCTTTCGAACCACGAATAGACATAAAATCAACTACATCCGAATATTCACTATATAATCGTTTTTCAATTTTAGAGCTAGCTACATTTCCACCATCCATGCCAGTTAAATCGGTTTCTGTACCAAAAACTACTTTTTTAGGACCTACTACCTTTTTATGAGTAGATTCATTATCAAATTTTTCTGGTAAAAGATATGCATTTACTGTCATTGTAAAATTTGTTCTTACAATTCGTTGTGTACCCTCACCAACTTCTGTTTGATTATCAAAATTATCTATACGAGTTCTGAATTTAAATCCTGCCTTATCTCCCCAATACTCATCTGTTGCGTATTGAAATGCCTCAACAATTTTATTCATATGTTCTGTAAAATCAGTCCATATTATTACTTCATAAGTTATAGAAACATAATCAGGTATTACAATATCGTAAAATTGTAATGGTTTTTCACTTTGGGTAATTGCAGAAAATCTATCGTACTTATGTTTTTTTGAATATCTTGATACACCAGGATAAGCAACATGTCTATTCATTGTATTTGACATCGCTTCATCTCTTGCGACAGAGTTTCGTTTGAACATTACTAAAGGAATTTGAATAACTCCCTTTTTGTCTCGTAAATACCCATCCTTTCTTACTGCCTTCCATCTTTCAGGATTACCATATATTACAGGTACTTTTTGCTTTTCTTCAAATATCTCAACTGTTGGCAATACAGTATCTATCATGTGTTCAGCTATGGCTAAATCAACATCATAGAGTTTTACTCCCTTTCCCTTTTCAATACTTTCTCGTTTGTATTGAGTGGCCCTATTAATAGGTCTATTTTTTAGTGGGTCTATTGCCATAATTAACTATATATCCTCTCATCTATTTGAATTTGTGAACGTCTAACCATAAATGCTGTTGCTATTAAATTCATACGAGCATCATCAAAATTACCACTTTCCTGGTCATATATTTCAGGTTGGCCACCAATTAACTGAGATTGTCTAACATTATTAATTTCATAGTATGCACCATCAAAAAGAATAACATCACCTATTTCTGGATAACCATATTCTTCATTTTGAATTGCACCAACAGGTACTAAAGTACCATTTACATCTCTAACTTTTGGAATTTTATAAGATGTCTCTCTTAATCTCATTCGATTGAATCGAAATTCAACTGCTTGTGTTTTATCTGCACCAAATCCTTCATAAACCACATTTGTTGGTTCTCTATCTACAATACACATTAGAGTTGCAGGTGCATGCCAGACCTTACCAAGTGATTCTCCATATAAATTGGTTTTTGTTTCACCAACTGATACTTTGAATAGAACCACTGCTTGTTCTACCACATAATCAACCACTTCTTCAGCGATTGTTTTGAGGAAATTCAAATCTCGTGCATTGAAAAACTTTGGCATGATATTATCCTACATAAATGTTAAGGGGAACTTGAGTCATAATCTTCTGTTGTTGTTCAGTCATATTTGCCTCGTTCTCCATTCTTTGTTTTTTACTTACTTCATTCAAATTCTCTCTTAATTGTTCAATTAAGTTATCTTTTTCTGTTTGTGCTTCTGCTCTTAAAGCTGCACCATCTAAAGAAACTTCTGAACCTGGAATTGGAACTGTGTTATACTTTTCTCTAATCGCTCCTAACATTTCTTTTGCAAGAGCAAGAGCATATTTTCTAATCCATTGTTTACCAACATCATTTATTTTGTTATATTCTGCAAAGTTATATCCAATATTTGAATAATCCGATACTACATTTGGAAGTATTATGGTAGAATTTTCTCTAAATTCTTTTTTAACTTGATATTCAAACCAAAGTTTGTATGCTGTAGTTGGTTTTGGAAATATTTGAATTTTATTATTAACAATATTGAATGAATGTGCCGATTTTCTAAATTGGTCATTAAATTCAATTTGTTGAATTCTTAATAAATCTTCATAAATAGGCATTAAGATGAATTGTGCCGCGGGTGAGAATGAACCGAATCCAAACTCATCAATTAAGTTAAGTGTTCCTTGTCCACTTACTGAATAAGGGTCAAAGAATCTTTGAATAGCAGGAGTTGTTTCGTAAAATACTTTAGTTACATCAATTCTTTCACCACTTTCGCTTACATCTCCCCATAAAGATTGTAAATCGTATTCTTGTGAAGTAGTATCTACATTTACATATCCTTTTTTGATATCAGTTCTACCTCCAACATTAGCAAGATTACCATATCCTTCTGCGATAGTAACTACATTGTTTAATTCAGAACCATTTACCGATTGATGCGTGTAATTTGAACCTGTTGGTTGTCCTTCAAGTGCACCCATATTATTTCTAATATTGAATTGGTTTACTTGAGCAGAATATTCACTTACAGCTTCTTCAAATACTGCAAAGAAGTTTTCACCTTGTAATTCAATATCAATGATTGGATATCCCAATCTTTTAGCACACCACGATGCAACTTTAGGTGCATCTACCCTAAATTGAGAATCTGAATCATAAGTTCCAAATGGTGTAGATGAACCTGAAATAAATGTTGATGCTCCAGTCCAAATTCTTGCTTGAGACATATATCTTTCTCCTTAGTTATACAATTATACTACTATAAATATAAATTAATTGAAAAGGAGAGTATAAGATAAAAAAAAGAGGGAACATTTCTGTTCCCTCTAATTTTATCATCATCTTGTGATGACCTCTAAACTAAGTTTTAGTTAACGATTATACGTTACCTAAATCTTTAACATAGATTTTACCATAGAATTCTGGTCTTACCATTTTCTTAGCATATCTAGTCATTACACCTCTTCTTGGTGTAAAGTTAGTTGGGTCATATACAAGAGGTGTCATGATTAATGGTACATATGGTGCATATACAGCTCCAGTTTCAAGGAAGTTGCTTCCTTTAAATCCTAATAAGATTTCGTTAGAAGTCATATAAGGGTTTTTGTAAACTGTGTATCTGTTTGCAATAGAACCAACAGTAGTTACACCAGCTGCGAAAGATGAAGCATCTTTATCAGCAGAAACTGTAAATCCTGGGATTGATTCTAAGATAGTACATACATCAGGAGAAGCAACTACGAAGTTAGCTCCACCTCTAAGTGTCAATTGGTGAATCTTGTTAGAAACTTTGTTAAGTTTCGCACCAAGAGTCTGGAACCAAGAGTTCTTAGTATATGCCTGTGAGTTTGTACCAGCAACCCATGAATTTGTATCAGAGTTGTACTCTTCACCTAAAGTTACTGACCAGTACTCAGTTGTTAAAGCATTAGCTTTTAACATATCTAAGATTTCTAAGTCAATCTCTAATGAGATGTACTCAGATAACATAGAAGTTAATTCAGCTTCTGCATCAATTGAGTGGTAAGCATTAAGGTCTTGAGCAAGTTCAGGTGTCCATACAGCCTTTAATTTTCTTGTCTTAGCAACAATTGCTTCAGACTTCAATTCAAGGTCAACTTCAGGAATACCTAAATCATCACCTACGTTAGAAACACCAGCAGCATTTCCATCTTCAAAATCACCTCTGTTTTCAGCAACAGGCTGTTGAGAGAACTTAACAGTTAAGTCATCAGCAAGTTGAGCACCAGTACCACACTTAGCAAAGAACGTATAAGAAGTTCCACTTACTGAAGAGTGAGCTGGATAGAATGCATCAGCAGCTGAGAAATCTGAAGAAGAGATATAGAAACTTCTAATAGCATCTAAATCAGGTCTTGTTAACTCAGGTGTAGTAGTATCAAGAGTAAAGGTAATTTTTTGAATTTCTTCAGCAGCGATAGAAGCTGATAAAGAAGAATCATAATTTACATCAGCCCATGAAGCTGAAGCTTCAGTTAAATCAGCAACAGCAATAGTACCTGTTGTATCATTTACTGAGTATCCGAATCTACCTTCACCGTAAAGACCGTTTACAGCAGAATCAGTTGAACCAAGGTCATTACCTGTACCACCGAAAAGTGATTTTCCGCTGAATGCAGGGTTACCTGGTTGTGCAGTACCATACTTAAAGTCTAAATAAAAGATTAGACCTGAAGGAAGGTTCATTGGTTGTACAGAAACGAATTCTTTCGATGCGATTTCACCGAAGATACGTCTTACTAATGGAAGGGCTACACCACTCCACTCTTCACTACCAGCTGATGTACCAGTCTGAGTAGCTTCATCAAGCAATTGTTTTGCTTGGTTTTCTAACAATACAGAAATCTGTGATTGTTCTCTTTCTCCTAAACCTTCAAGAAGTCCAGTTCTTTCCCACTTTGATTTAAGTTCTCTTGTCTCAGCAAGCATTACTTGTTGTGGGTTCTTTCCTTCCATAAGTTTAGATAAATCAAAATTTGCCATTTTTTATCTCCTTAATAATTTTTAGTTAGCGAATGTTAGCAAGTTTTTTGAATCTATCAGCCATCACATTAGTTGATTCAGCAATTACTTCCTTTTTAGGAGCAGTTGATGCAACTGGTTTAGATGCGAATGATTCATTAATCTTACTTGACTTTTGTTTTTTTGCAGTTCCGTTAAATTTGAAACTCTCAGCTAAAGTTGAGAATACTAATTTAACTTCTCTTACGTTACCAGTTCTATCCAATGTCTCAACAACTTTCATTTTTTGTTCGTTTGTTAAGTCATAAGAACGGAACAATTTGTTTGTGTAAAGAAGTTTTGCGTTTAACAAGTTAACTTCGTTGATAGTAGATTTAAGTTCTTTGATAGTAGACATTGCCTCTGCCAATTCACTTTTAACTTCTTCAAGTTCATTACCTTCTTCTTCTTCAGAAACTTCTTCAGAATCTTCCTCTTCACCATATCCCATTTCTCTTAGGATTTCGTCAAGGTCGATTTCTTCATCTTCTTCTTCAGTTACTTCTTCTTCACCTTCTTCGTCATGAAGTTCTTCTTCATGTCCGTCAACAGCGTCAGATGCGATATCTTCAACTTCACCTTTTTCTTCATCATCAAGTTCTTCCTCTACTTCAGCTTCTTCCTCTTCAGAAAGTTCTTCTTCAAGTTCTCTAATGATTGATTCAAGGTCAAGTTCGTCCTCATCTTCTTCTTCGTTTTCAGCAGTGATTTCTTCTTCGCCATCAGCGTTGTAAGTACCTTCTTCTACTGAATCCTCTTCTTCTGATTCTTCGTTTTCACTAACATTAGCTTTTTCATAGTCCTCTTCTTCAGAACCAACTTCTGCAGTTTCAAC